CTTGAGTAGTCTCTTTGGTCTTTATCGAGGCTCCATCAAACTTACGTTTAAACTTGTCAAAACTGAATTCCACTCTGGAAGGTTAATGGTGATGTTTTATCCTAGGGATGACAGCATCAATGCTGCTTATCCTAACACAACCTATTCACAGACTGCTTATTGTTTAAGAGAGATTATTGATGTTCGCAATGGCAATGAATTCAGTTTTCTGTTGCCTTACTCTTCTCTTACTGCATATAGATCTACAGCCGGTCTTGATGATGATTATGGACAGTTGATCATCACTATTCTTAATCCTTTGGTGGCTCCGGCCGTTGTACCTAGCAGCATTTATATTTACATGGAAGCTGCTGCTGGTCCAGACTTTGAGTGGGCACAACCTGTAGATATTGCAGGTTCAGTTGTGCAGACATATGTTCCACAGATGAGTAGGAGCAATGTTTGTTCAATAGTCGATGGTGTGGTTGGAGGAGCCACGGTTCATATCGATAGCCAAGCATCGCGAATGTGCATTGGTGAAAAAGTTTTGTCTTTACAAACGCTTACCAAAAGATTTACGCAGTTGTGTTATAGGTCAGGCGGTGAGTTTGTGATGAACAAATACCTCAATATCACACCCTTTATGAATTGGTGTGGTTATGCTGAGGGTGCTGTGACGAGCACTCCTCTCCTTCATGATGATGCTCTAAATATCATCTCTAGTTGTTACGCCCTTGCAAGGGGGGGCGTGCGACTTAAAGTTGTTAACATGGATGTGAATGCCACAGTCAATCCAGTTGTGGCTTCAGTACCTACTACAGGTGGGACTTTTGATCCAGCTTTTGTCAACTATTCTTTTACTGCTACTCCTTCTACTACTATTTGTGCAACTTATCCTTATAGACCACACCGCCCTGCGGCGGTCTTTAGGGCTGATGCCAATGGTGGTGTGGAAGCAGAATACCCTTACTACAACAGAACTCACTCTACAGCTGTCTGTGATACATTTGCAGCTGGCCCAGTGGGCAATTCGATTAGACCTGATTGGAAAGGCCCTGTACCACGAGTGGCGTCTTATGTTTATTATTCTGTTGTACCCACTACACCTGCGCTGGTTTATCGCGCTGCCTCAGAAGATCATCATCTGGGGTTATTTATGAGTGTGCCCCCACTAGTAGGCTATGATGCCAACTATGTGGGTTAGTGCATTCCTTTATACCTAATAACACATACTTTAAGGAGTTTGATATGTGTTTACAGAACTTGTGCTCCTCTTCCGATCTGGATGTAAACTTGTTCTGGCAGTTTTTACTGTTATCTTTCTATTTATTTAATGCCCATCATGGAAGATGTGGCCCGATACACTGGATACTTTTTCTTGAGTACTCTTGTGTGTTGTGTCAACAACATCAACCTAGGCTTCGGTTATTACATCTCTTTGTCTTATTTATATATAAGCGAGCGTTGGCGATTATGCAACCGCACCAGTGTCCCTTGCGGGGCACTGGAGCATTTTC